GCAATCGGTTCGGTTCTGCTGTTCTTCTATGCCCATGGCGTCATTGCTATTATAGATAGAGTACGATGAGACATCTTGCAGGAGTTTTACTCAACAACAACTTGTTCTTATTCATCTTGTGTTACCTCTTGACAATGGTTCCAATCCTAGGTATAATGATCGTACACAAAAACAAATAACGGGGTGTAGCGCAGTTTGGTAGCGCATCTGCTTTGGGAGCAGAGGGTCGCAGGTTCGAATCCTGTCACCCCGATATTGTATTTTAATAATGGATAAACTAAAATACGTCGATTGGAATTGGAATAATGGAATCGTTTTTACCAGATTAAAGTATGAATCTGGTAAAAATGAGACCAGAGAAAATAAAGAACCACCTCCAACAAAAGCATGTCATGACATAGCACATTTTATATGTGGATTCAATGGAGAAATGGAATGGGATTATCATAATGAACCAAACCATATATGCGAATATAATGCTGTTTTTGTTGAAGGATTGTTAGGAGATTTTTCTCATTATTACTACCATGATTATCCTTTTAATATTGCAAAAAGTGTTTCTGTTGTCGATGAGCATATGAAATGGTTTGCCGAAGACTATTATCATATAAGCAGGGATCATCCCTCCCACAAAAATTATATTCAACTTAAAAATGAATTTTTTGAAAAATTAAATGTAAAAATAGTGTGCAGACATTTTTTACAGTTTTATCAAACTTGGTTGCTGGAAAAAATTTGTGGTAATGAAAAATTTAATCTGACCATAAAAATGGATTCTAGTATTGACTTTGAGTTTGAACCACTATATAATTACATTAACGAGTCTAAGAAAATTCTACTTAAATGATCTAAATGGAAGAACTTCAATCCTTTACAGTCGAAGAGTTTCAAGAAGACTTTGATAATCTAATGCAAAGAGTAGAAAACGGTGAATCATTTATTATACGAGACGGAGATAATAGCGCAGTGATAGTTCCTTACAACGAAACCATAAAGTACGCAGTAGAATCAGTTGTGGATGAGGAATTGATATACATCCACACTGATCACGAAGAAGGTTCTTGACGAAGGGTTCCAAATCTCCTATAATGATTTGGTTTTAAGCGAGTGAGACTTGGTAGTCAGAGAGGTCTTATAAACCTTTTCCGCCAGATTAGCGGCTTTGAGGTGGTTCGAATCCACCCACTCGTATTAACTCATAATTTTAATAAATAGTTATGAGTTATATACAACTTAATATGCCACGAAAAAGAAAAACATCAGCAGATTGTGATTTAATACGAGAGTATCAACGCAATTGGTTAAAAGAAAAACTTAAAAATGATCCAGAGTATAAAGCGAGACATTACGCAAACAGACAAAATCGAGCAAAACAAAACAAAGAAAATTTAACTAATTTAAAAGAAAGTATTTCTTGCTCTGCTTGTGGAGAATATCACCCATCTTGTTGTATGGATTATCATCATTTAGATCCAAATGTAAAAGAAAAGGGTGTATCTCAAATGATACAAGGAAATTCTTGGAAAAAAATTCAAGAAGAAATTTCCAAATGTATTTTAGTTTGTGCAAATTGCCATCGCAAAATACATGAAGGTTTAATCACGCTCGTTTAGCCATCTGGTGAAGGCAGCGTTCTCATAAAGCGCCGTAGGAAGAGTTCGATTCTCTCAACGAGCATAGGACACCACTCCAAGTGTCCACCTTGACTTCTCCAAGTCAAACCCTTATAATACTAAGGTCAACATTCAAAACAATGACTCTTACAGCAAAATTCAAGAAAGATGTTTCCACTCTTCGTGGTGCAGCAAATGGTGATTTTTATCTTGATGTAAAGAATCCGAAACTCTACAAAAAGGTTCGCCGCTACTATGAAAACGAAGGTGTAGTATTCTCTGGTGATCCTCTTGATGATTATGAGATGCTTATGGAATACCTCTACCAAGATCTTGAATCTGTTGAGGTTGCATGATGAAAATAATCAGGAAACCAACTGTTCTTATGGAACGATTTCCTTATCGTTATGTCCAAGTTGGCACCTTGGAAATAAATGGAAAACCTGATTGTCGCATTCAAAAAGCAGACCCATATACTGGAAGATATCGTGACATGTATCTTTGCGATAATGAAATGCAGTTAATGACTGCTATGGAAGATCATGATTATACTTGTTGGTTGGATCCAGATAGAGTACCTTGTTATGTTAAAGATGATGAAGATGATGATGAGTGTTTTGATTAAATAGTCACGGATGGACTTAAACAGCACTGGTCGGGAGCAAAACCCCTCATGTCAAAATCTGATCTTTTCAGGTACATTGGCAACATTCTTCTCTTGTCAGGATATTTTTTTCTGCTATGGGGAGATCCGAAATCTGGTTTACTAGTAAAGTGTATAGGGAATGCATTTGTCATTCCTTTTGCTTTGAAGTATAAGTTTTGGGATATATTAGTTCTTTGTGGATTTTATGCTGCAATAGAAATTCCAAAACTTATTCAACTTTTCTTAGTTTCTCAAAACTAAGTGGTGGAGTCAATTTGACCCCTTATGGTTTCTTGCTTTCCCATAAAAAGCAAGTGGTGCGGATGGGGAATTCTTTCTCCGCCTGGTTTCCAATTTCCAGTCAAAGAATTGGTGGCGAGCCTGAATTTAGTAAGAGGAGTTGCATAAACTCCTCTTTTTTTGTATAATTGATAAAAATACCTTTAACGATGAAAATAGGATTTAATTGCAGTTCATTTGATTTATTTCATGCTGGTCATGTCACAATGCTAAAAATGGAGAAGCAAATGTGCGATTATCTGATAGTTGCATTGCAAGTTGATCCTACTATTGATCGTCCTGGAATTAAAAATAAACCAATCCAGTCTGTATATGAAAGATATGTTCAAGTTCAATCTTGCAAATATGTTGATGAGATTCTTGTTTATGAAACTGAATCTGATCTTTTGAATATGATTATGACTCAAACTATCGATGTAAGATTTTTGAGTGAGGAATATAAAGACAGAGATTTCACAGGAAAACAGTATTGTATTGACAATGGAATTGAATTAGTTTTTCATAAGCGTCAACATCAGTATTCTTCAACAGAACTTAGAAACAGAGTTTATGATCTCGAAACTAAAAAAAGAGAAATTAAAAGTGAAGAAAAATCACTAGAACAATATTCTCCAGAACTCTTAGAAAAGTATAAACAAAAATGACAATATTACTAACAGGTGGTGCAGGGTTTATTGGAAGTAATCTTTTGCATACATTATCGGAAACATATGGTCATGTTGTGTGTTTAGATAATTTAACTTATGCTGGAAATTTAAATAATTTACCTCAGAATTCTAATACCTTTACTCTTGATTTTTATGAGGGTGACATTTGCGATAAAGAGTTTGTTGATAGAGTTTTTCTAAAATTCAATCCAAAATACATCATGCACCTTGCTGCAGAAAGTCATGTTGACAATTCAATTAAAGACTGTACACCATTTGTATATTCCAATGTTCTTGGGACAGTAAATTTATTGCAAGCATCCTTGAGGTATGGGGTAGAAAAGTTTTTGCATATATCTACAGATGAGGTATACGGATCTATTGAAAATGGATCTTTTACTGAGGATACAATTTATAATCCTAGAAATCCTTACTCCGCATCAAAAGCATCTAGTGATCATTTTGTAAATGCTTTTTATCATACTTATGGTCTTCCTACTATAATTACTAATTGTTCAAACAACTATGGTCCTAGACAGTACAAAGAAAAACTAATTCCACAGACTATTCTAAATTTAATACAAAATAAAAAAGTTCCAGTATATGGAGATGGGCAACAAGTAAGGGATTGGTTATTTGTTCGTGATCACTGTGAAGCTCTTATTAAGGTTTTGGAAAATGGTAAAGTTGGTGAAAAGTATAATATTGGTGGGGAGTGTGAATTGAGAAATATTGATCTTGTTAAAAAAATTCTTGGTTTGCTTGGAAAAGATGAATCTATGATAGAATACGTAAAAGATCGTCCTGGACATGATAGAAGGTATTCAACTAGTATTGATAAAATTTCTAAAGAATTGGGTTGGAAACCTAAATTTAATTTAGAAGAAGGTCTTGTAAAAACAATCGAGTGGTATGAAAATCATTGAAATCGGACTAAAAGATGCTTTATTGATTGAGGTTGATAAGTATCTCGATAATAGAGGATTTTTTATTGAATCCTTCAACGAAAAGAAGTTTAATCTTGAATATGACTTTGTTCAAGATAATCATTCCATGTCTAGTAAAGGTGTTCTTAGGGGACTTCACTATCAGATTAAGTATCCTCAAGGAAAACTTGTTAGATGTATTAGGGGAACAGTTTATGACGTAATTGTTGATTTGCGAAAATCATCTGAAACTTTTGGTCAATGGTATGGTGTCGAACTAAATCGTCCTGAAGTTCAATTGTGGGTTCCTCCTGGTTTTGCTCATGGTTTTTATACAAGAAGCGAGACCGCTCAAATTACTTACAAGACAACAGATTATTATCATCCAAAGTATGATAGAACTCTTCTTTGGAATGATCTAGATATTAATTGGAATGTTGATGGAGAACCAATCCTTTCCGAGAAAGATCAAAAAGGAAAGACATTTGAAGAATGTGATAAGTATGAGTAAATTATCAGTTTTTGGTGGAACAGGATATATTGGTAGTAAGTTTTGTGAGTTGTACTCAGATAAAGTAGTTTTAATTCCCAGAGAAGAAAAAAACTTTCAGACTGATGAAGTCTTATATTTGATTAGTACAACTACAAATCAAAGTGTATTCAAAGATTTGCATGTTGATATTGATACTAATCTAAGTTTATTCATTGATATTTTGTCTAGATGTAAGGGTAGAGATGTAACTTTCAACTTCATTAGTTCTGGATTTGTTTATGGCAATGATATTCTTGACTGTAAAGAATCTGATTCTTGTAACCCAACAGGATTTTATTCAATTACAAAAAGTGCAGCAGAACAACTTTTAATTTCATACTGCAAAACTTTTGGAATTAAATACAGGATTCTTCGCCTTGGAAATATCTATGGATTGGATAAAACAGTTACACCAGGCAAGAACGTTTTAGGTTATATGATAAGCCTTCTTAAAAAGAACCAAACAATTAAACTATTTGATGGTGGAAATTATTTAAAAGATTATATGTCAGTTGATGATGTATGTAGAGCTATAAACCTAGTTCTTGAAAAGGGAGAGACAAATGAAATCTATAATATTGCCTCTGGAACTTCTTACTCTTTTAGGTATATTATCGAAACAGCAAAAAAAATAATTGGAAGTAAAAGCGAATTGATTGATGTCCAAATGCCCAAAGAGCAAGAGTATATTCAAGTTAAAAATATGACTTTAAATGTTAATAAACTAAGATTACTTGGATTTGAATGTGAGATGGACTTCGAAAGGGGTTTGCAAACTCTTTGTGATGTGGTAGAATAACTAAAACTATTTAATTTGAATGGCGCTGTCTAAAACTTTAGTGGTGAGTAATCATGCTAATCATGATTTAGAGTGGTTGAAAATAACATATGCATATGGTTTTTCTCCCGACAATACTATAATATATGATAGGACTCCTGATGACTTTGATGGCAAATCTAAAATTGACCATTTAGGAAAAGTTATTCCATCTCCAAATGTTGGTTCCAATCCGTATGATATTGGTAGGTATATTGTAGATCACTATGATAATCTCCCTGATATGATGATTCATATTAAGGGAAATCTCCTACAGAAAAAATACACAACAGAAGAAAGATTCATATATGCTTTGCAATCTAATTGGTTTGTCCCTATTGATCATGGAAGTGTATGTCAAAACTTTTTTCCAAATATAATTAATGATCAGTGGTTTTCGCATCCAATGGAATGGTATGATACTGGACCTAATTATTTTTTTGGAGAAGAACATATTAAAAATATGAAAATTCATTCTAGGATACCTACATTCAGAGCATTCCTTCATGATCTATTTGATATTGATGATAACGATATTCCAAAGTTTGTTAGTTTTGCTCCTGGAGCAAACTATGCTGTTCCTAAAAACTGTATTTTGAAGTATAGTAAGAACTTTTATAAGAAGATTATGGAGTACACTGACTACAATAATAATCCTGTTGAGGCTCACTGGTTTGAAAGAGTATTTCAAATGGCTTGGCAAGGTTGTCTAAAAGAAAATTTTTCATACATTGTAAAATAAAATGAAAGAACAAATTAAAGGATTTATTGATAATCTTTTTGAGACGGAAGAAAACTTTTTTCCCTATCTCTATAATAATGATTATGTGAAGGGTGAAAGTAATATTTTTTACTCTGGTCCATATTGGGACAATCAAGAAATTGAAGTCGCTATCAAAACATTTTTGACTGGTAAGTGGCTTTCTTCTGGTGAAAATGTAAATAAGTTTGAAAGAGAGTTTTCGAAAAAGTTTAATTTTGAACACTCTGTTATGGTTAATTCTGGTTCTTCTGCGAATCTTGTAATGATCGCAGCACTTAAGAAATATTTTGGTTGGGCAGACGGTGATGAAATAATTGTATCAGTGTGTGGATTTCCTACAACCCTTAATCCAATTATTCAAAATAACCTAAAACCTGTTTTTGTCGATATTGACTACTCTGATTTGAACTGGGATATTGATGAAATTCGTAAGAAGATTACTCCAAGAACCAGAGCACTTTTCTCTTCACCTGTTCTTGCAAATGCATATGACTATGATGCTGTTCTAAACATCTGTGATGAATATAATCTGAAACTCATAGCAGATAATTGTGATAGTCTTGGAAGTAAATGGAAAGGTAAGTATCTAACAGATCATGCTGTTGCTGCTTCCTGTTCTTTTTATCCAGCTCATCACATTACCACTATTGAGGGTGGTATGGTTTCTTCTAATATTAAAGAAATCGTTGATCTTGCTCGTAGTTTTGCTTGGTGGGGTAGAGACTGCTATTGTGTTGGAGCACAAAACTTGTTAAGTTGTGGAACTTGCGGTAAGAGATTTGATACTTGGTTGACTGGATACGATAAAGTAGTTGATCATAAATACGTCTTTGGTCAGATTGGATATAATCTTAAACCAATCGATATGCTTGGTTCTATTGGATTAGTTCAACTCAAAAAGTTTGATGATATTCACCAAAAGCGTAGATCTAATAAAGAAAGATTGCATAAAATCTTTGAAACTATTCCTGGTGTTCGTGTTGTTGATGAGCACCCAAATGCCGAAACTAGTTGGTTTGGTGTTCCCATTATTTGTGATGGAGATAAAACTGAACTAGTTAAGTTTCTTGAAGATAAGAAGATTCAGACGAGAAATTATTTTGCTGGAAATCTTCTCATTCATCCTGCATATCGACATCTTGAGTCTGCATTTAATTATCCAAATGCAATGAAAGTTCTTGATAATGTGTTTTTTGTTGGATGTTCTCCTGTAATTACTGATTCTATGCTAGAATACATAGAAGAGGTTGTTAATCTTTATACTGCACAGAATTGACTATGAGTGAATACAAGAAGACAGCACTTGTTCTTGGTGCTGGTGGTTTTATTGGAAACCATATGGTAAAGAGACTGCGTTCTGAGGGTTACTGGGTACGTGGTGTAGATCTTAAACTTCCTGAGTTTTCTAAAAGCGAAGCTCATGAGTTTATTGTTGGAGATTTGCGTGATGTAAATTTTGTTCGTCGTTGTGTTCGTTTTACTGGATATCTTGGAAACTTTTATCAGCAAATTGCAGATAAGTTTGCAGAACCATTTGATGAGATCTATCAGTTTGCTGCTGATATGGGTGGAGCAGGTTTTGTATTTACTGGTGAGAACGATGCTGATATTATGCACAACTCCGCAACCATTAACCTAAATGTTCTTGAGGAACAACGTCAACTAAATGATTTTAAAGAAGTAAATAAGACTAAGATTTTTTATTCTGGATCTGCTTGCATGTATCCAGAACACAATCAACTAGACCCAGACAATCCAGATTGCCGTGAAGAATCAGCATACCCCGCAGCACCCGATTCTGAATATGGTTGGGAGAAATTGTTCTCAGAGCGGTTGTTTTTCGCTTATTCTCGTAATTATGGGATCCCTGTTCGGGTTGCTAGGTATCATAATATCTTTGGGCCAGAAGGAACTTGGGAAGGAGGCAGAGAGAAAGCACCAGCAGCAATCTGTCGCAAGGTCGCCTATCTTCCAAAGGAAGGTGGATCCATCGAGGTGTGGGGAGACGGCTTACAGACTCGTTCCTTCCTGTATATTGATGAATGCATCGAAGCAACCCGTAGAATGATGGAGTCTGATTTCCAAGGTCCTGTTAATATTGGTTCTGAGGAAATGGTAACTATTAATCAATTAGTAGATACTGCTGCTAAGGTTGCTGGTAAGAATGTGAATAAGAATCATATTGATGGACCTCTTGGAGTTCGTGGTCGTAATTCCAACAATGATTTGATTCGTGAAAAACTTGGTTGGGATTACTCCCAGACATTAGAAGAGGGTATTCTTAAAACCTATACCTGGATTGAGGAACAAATTAATGCAAAAGCATAAGTTTAATCTTGTAGGTAATACATTTAATTATGTTAATGCTCCTAGATGCTCAGTAGCGGGTAAAGTTTCTAAACTGACCGAATGGGTAGATGAGGGTGGAGATGGTACATTTTATGTTGATGCTGCCATTGGACTTGCGTTTGATGATTCAAGATCAGGACCAAAGTATGCATGGATCCTTGAGTCAGCAGCAATTCTTCCTCAAGTCACAGATTGGGTTAAAATGAACTCGAACTTAGTGATGGATACATTTGATCTTATTTTCACTCATAATCAAGACCTTCTTAATATTAATAGTGATAAGTTTAAATGGGTTCCAGCACAAGGAACATGGATCAAAGAACCAAAGATTTATGATAAGACTAAGATGATCTCAATGATCTCATCAAATAAAAATATGTGTGCTGGTCATCGCAAACGTCTTGAGTGGGTAGAAAGGTTTAAGGATCAGGTTGACTTTTTTGGTAGAGGATTTCCTACAGAAATTGCTAATAAAGAAGAAGGACTTTGTGATTATATGTTCTCTATTGCAATTGAGAATGCATCTTATGAAACATATTTTACAGAAAAACTTTTAGATTGTTTTGCAACAGGAACTATTCCTGTTTATTACGGTGCTCCTAATATTGGAGACTATTTTAACAAAGATGGTATTATTGATCTATCTGAAGAGTTTGATGTTTCTGATGAAATCTATTATAGTAAAATGGATGCAATTGGAGAGAACTTAGAAAAGACTAAAAAAATGGAAGTATTAGAAGATTTTATTTGGGAGGAGTATTTTTCATGACAAAGGAAGTATTTGAAACCGCAGTAGCAGAGGGAAAACCTGTTTGTTATTATATCTTTAGGGATCTAGGTATCGGTAAAGATTGTAGGTATTTTGTAGAGACTGGAACCCATCTTGGAGGTAGCGTTCAATTTGCACTTGATCTTGGATATGAAGAAATTTTTAGTTGTGAAATGATGCAAGATCGATACGATCATTGTATGGAAAAGTTTCAATCAAATGATAATGTTAATCTGTGGTTGGGTGATTCAAATGATTGCTTTGCTGATATGATGAAGAACATTGATAAGAAGACTTGTTTCTGGCTTGATGCACATGGGGAAGGTGGTGGAGTTCCTACATTTGAGGAACTTGATTTGATCAAGAAAAATAAAATCAAAGATCATACAATTGTTATTGATGATATTCCTGTTTATTTTTCTGGTAAGGAAAAGAAATTAGAAGAAAAAATTCTTTCAATTAATAAGAATTATAAGATTGATTATTATAAGTCAATTAATCCTGTTGATGATTACGTATTAGTTGCCTATATTGATTGATATGAAACCTTGTATAATTAAGCAACCTGCAGGAATAGGAGATGTATTCTTTTTACAAAAAGTAGCATCTGTTTATAGAGATATGGGATGCAAAATTATTTGGCCATTGCGTGATGATATATTTTGGATCTCTGATTATATCTCAGATATTCAATGGTTCAAATTGAGTGATGAATTTCCGGGAAAGGAACTGTTTAATTATTCTGGATTCTCTGATAATGATGAATTTGTTTACATAGATGCTTCTACAGCAGACAGAACTTTTAATACAGATCCAACTAGAATCATGTCCGCAAAATATGGACTAGTTGGACTTGATCATACCGATTGGGCAAAATACTTTAAGTTTAATCGTAATCAAGAAAAAGAAAATAAACTTTATTACGAAGTTTTGGGATTAAAAGATGATAGTGAATATGTTTATGTGAACGATATTGTGACTACAGATATTGTTAAAACTGGAAAATTGAGTAATAAAGAATATTCCTATCAAGTTGTCTTTAATGATATCATTAGTGGATATAATTTATTTGACTGGATTAAAGTTTGGGAAAATGCAAAGGAAATACACACTATTCCAACAGCTTTGTGTTTTATTTTGGATGTGATTGACACTGATGCAAAAATATTTTATTATCCTCATGACGATAGACAGCATAAAGATGTAATTGACATCTTTAGTAAAGTTACTGAATATAGAAATGCTTGAAAATTATTCAATAAACATTGATGGAGTTGTCTACCAAGTAGACAAACAACATATAGATTATGATAAAGATTACGTTAACACACGTTATGTTAAGTATGGGGAACTTCCAACTTACATGGGCTATCTTCGCCTGGGTAACATTATTGGATCTTTGGGGAGAGTTCCTGGTAGTATTCTTGATGTTGGTTATGGTGATGGGTCTTTTTTAAAAGTCTGTCGGAATATAGTTCCAGAATGTTATGGGTATGATATATCGACGTATCCAATTCCCGAAGGATGTTCTCAAGTCGAAAGTATTGTAGAAAACTTTTATGATGTGATTACTTTCTTTGACTCTCTTGAACATTTTGAAGATATTGAGTTTGTTAAAGATCTTAAGTGTACTTCAGTTTGTATTTCTGTCCCATACTGCCATTATGTTAATGATGCGTGGTTTGAGAATTGGAAACACAGGAGACCTAATGAACATCTTTGGCACTTTGATAAGCAATCTCTGTGCAAATTTATGAATAGAATGGGATACGAGTTAGTTTCTGCAACTAATATTGAAGATACCATTCGTAAAAATAACAAAGAAGAACATAACATTTTAACTTGCGTATTTAAAAAAATTAAGATATGAAGGCAGCAGTATTAGAGAAAATTGATTCTCCACTTGCAATTAGAGATGTTGAACTAACTGATTTGAAAGTAGGACAAGTTCTTGTTAAGATTCTTGTGAGTGGTTTGTGTGGAGCACAACTTCACGAAATTCGTGGGCATAAGGGCAATGCAAAATTTCTTCCTCACCTAATGGGTCATGAGGGATGTGGAATTGTTCAGGAAGTTGGACCTGGCGTAACTACTGTTAAAGTGGGTGATAAAGTAGTAATGCATTGGAGACCTGGAACTGGTATTGAAGCACCATTTCCTTCTTATGTTCTTGATGGAAAACCTATGAGTAGTGGTAAAGTTACTACTCTGAGTGAGTATTCTATTGTATCTGAAAATAGACTAACTGCCGTTCCTCAAGATACTCCAGAAGATCTATGTGCAATTTTGGGATGTGCTTTGACAACTGCAATGGGAATCATTGACAATGAAGTTGATCTCAAGTTTGGTGAGAGTGTCGCTATTGTTGGGTGCGGCGGGGTTGGACTGAATCTTATCCAGGCAGCTTCACTTAAAAGTGCATGTCCAATCTATGCAATTGATAATAATGCAACTAAGAGAGATCTTTGTTTTACTGCCGGTGCTTCACTTTTTACTAATTCTGTAAATAATCTTGATGAAAAAGTAGATGTGATTATTGACACGACAGGTATTCCTGAAGTTATTAGTGAGTGCGTATCAAAACTTTCTGGTAAAGGTCGCATGATTTTAGTTGGCCAACCTGCTCCTGGACGTGGTGTGGAGGTTATGAACGCAGTAAATCTCTTTAGTGGTATGGGTCAAAGTATTAAAGCAACTCAGGGAGGAAAAACTAATCCTTCAGAAGATATACCTCGTTATGTACGTATGCATCAAGAAGGTCTGTTGGATATCAAACAATTTGTTACGCATCGTTTCAAATTGGACCAAGTAAATGATGCATTTGACTTGCTTAAGTCAGGAAATGCTGGTAGAATTATCATCGAAATAGGAGTATAATAAATGAGAGGAACTGATTGGACGCCTGAATCTCTTCGTTCTTTTGTAGATAAAATTGCAGAACACCATGATGCTGGTCGTCTGCCTTTTGCTCTTCATCTTCCTGGTGGTAATGAAGAGCAACTGATTAATATTTTTTCAAATATTAATGAGGGAGATTATGTTCTCTCTACTCATAGAAACATGTATCATGCACTTTTGCATGGTCTTCCTCCTGAAGAAGTGGAAAATAAGATCTTGAATGGTCGCAGTATGTTCATGTTTGATCGTGAGCGTAACTTTTATGTTTCTGCTATTATTGGTGGACCCGTTGCTATTGCAGTTGGTATTGCTTGGGCTTTGAAGCGTAAGGGATCCAATCAAAAGGTCTGGTGTTTCTTGGGAGATGGTACTGAAGATACTGGTCACTTTGCAGAAGCAGTTCGTTATGTAGATGGATTTGATCTTCCCTGCACCTTTGTCATTGAAGATGATGGTATGGCAGTAGAGGCACCTAAAGAAAGACGTTGGGGTACAAATAAGGATCTTGATTGGCCTCCTTGTGTTGTTCGATATCACTATACTAAAACACGTCCTCACATTCGCACCGGCAATTTTGCAGATCTCAAGGTGATGAAAGAGGTTATGAAAACTGATGAAGAGTATTTCCCTATTCTTCCCAAAAGAGAATATGTTGCTCCTATTGACTATCATCCACTTGACATTAAGTTTAAGGATGCTGTCACTCAAGCAATGACAGAACTTGGAGATGAAGGTGCAATCTTTATTGGTTATAGTTTGGTTCCTGGTGATGCTATGGGAACTCTTAAAGATGTTCCTGAAGACCAAAAGATTGAGACCCCAGTTGCAGAAAATTTAATGGTTGGTCTTGCTATTGGCATGTCATTTGAAGGATTTAAACCTGTAGTTTATTTTGAGCGACACGATTTTATGCTGGTTGCTGCTGATGCTATTGGCAATCACGTCGATAAGATTGAACGTATTTCTCATGGAGAATTTAAAGTTCCTATTATTCTAAAGACTGTTGTTGATGATGGTGGATTGTTCTACTCTGGACCCACTCACTCACAAGACTTTACGAAGGTTTTCCAAGAGTTAGTAGACTTCCCTGTTCTCGATCCACAAACACCAGAGCAGGCATTGGATATGTATAGGTATGCAAAAGACAGTGATGGTCCTGTAATGATTGTCGAGCATAAAAAATTCCACTGATGAAGACTTATATTTCAACTGGAATTGGTGATATGATGGCACTTGATGCTGTTATGTCACCCGAAGAGAAAGAAAGTATTACTGAGATGTATTGGGCCTCTAGATTTGGTTCAAACCTAATTCCTTTATTCGAAAATAATTCAGAATATCCAAACCTAATAAAGCATCATCAAATTGATGATGAAGAAGGTAAAAAGGCAATGGCAACACTTGACCCTGTTGCTGTGCCTTTTTGGCATTTCAGACCAGACTTTCATCCTAACTTTGAGATTGGACTTAAGTTATTTGGTATTGAGGATGAGGAGATTCAGGTTATTAATGTAATTGAAAGATTTGCACATGTGTGTAATGATATAAAGACTGGGGTAAATTTAGAAGAATTTTATTTTGGATCTTCTTTTATTAAGAACGCAAGTCAACCCACATATAGCAATTACATTCTTTTTCATTACCCAACATCTACAAGACCAAGGAATGATATTGCAGGTATAGATTCTGATGATTGGAAATTTGTAGAAAATCTTTCAAAAGAAACTAGTAAGAGTGTAGTAGTAATATCTGATCATGATATTGAAATCCCTTTGTCTAACTATGAACTTCTTGTAAATCCAGATATAAAACTAATCATTGACTTAGTTGCACACTGCGATTATTATGCAGGTTGCGATTCTTTCTGTGGTATTTTATCTACAAAGAGACTTCCTAAAGAAAAGATATATATGAAAACGCATGATAGAAATATCAAAAGTAATTTAAAAAATAATCCTGGTTATCTTCATTGCTATTTCTTACCTCACTCTCCAGAGGATATCATGCACTTTTATAAACCTTACATTGGCGAACCGTGAAAAAAATACTAGTTATTGGTGAGAGTTCTAGAGACGTATTTGTGTATTGTGATGCATTACGTCTTTGTCCTGATGTTCCTGTTCCTGTTCTGAATATTAAAGATCAATCAGAAAATCCTGGAATGGCAAAAAATGTTCAGAGAAATATTCAAAGTTTAATCAGAGACTGTAGCATCATTACCAACGAAAATTGGTATGAGATTACAAAAACTAGATATGTTCATGAATCCAGCAATCATACTTTTTTTAGAGTAGATACTACTCAAAAGATTCCTAAAATTGATCTCTCTTTGATTGATTATGATTATGAAATTATTGTAATTTCAGATTACGATAAAGGATTCTTATCCGAAAGTGATATTGAAGAAATCTGCTCTAATCATTCTAATGTTTTTATTGACACAAAGAAGATTCTTGGTCCTTGGGCTAATGAGTCTGCTTTTATCAAAATTAATGACTATGAATATAAAAATTCAGAGAGTGTTTTGACTGATAAACTTAAAAGTAAAATTATTCACACTATGGGATCTAATGGATGCGAATATCGAGGAAAGACGTATCCAGTTAAAAAAGTAGAAGTTAAAGATGTCTCAGGTGCTGGAGACTCTTTTATGGCAGCACTTGTTGTTAAGTATTATGAGACAAAAGATATCGATCAAAGTATCAAGTTTGCAAATGAATGTGCATCTAGGGTTGTAAAACAAAAAGGAGTTACAATTATATGATTATATTGACTGGTTCTCAGGGATTTATTGGGAAAAGGTTTTTAAATAAACTTAAAGAATTGGGAAAAGAAGTTGTCGAGGTAGAAAAAAATAACAGTTGGCACTGGAGGACTTATTTTCGTGATTGGAATAAAGTAGAACTAATTATTCATCAAGGAGCATTGTCTTCCACTACAGAAACTAATTTAAAGTCAATTTTTACTCATAATATTGATTTTACTGAATGGTTGTTCAATCAAGCTTTAAAATATAATATTCCTGTTAAATATGCATCCTCAGCATCGGTGTATGGAAATTTGCAAGGAATTATTAATCCTCTCAATTATTATGCACTATCAAAGATTACAATAGACTATTGGGTACAAGATCATATAGATGAGTTTCCTTTAATTCAAGGATTTAGATATTTTAATGTATATGGTGATGGCGAAGAACACAAAGGAGATCAAGCTAGTCCAGTGAGTAAATTTACAAAACAAATTAAAGAAACTGGCAAACTTAAACTATTCGAAGGTTCTGATAAATTTTTAAGAGATTTTATTTGTGTTGATGATATTGTTGAGTTAGTTCTTAATAATAACAAAGAGTCTGGCATTTATGATCTAGGTACAAGTAATCCTGTAAGTTTTCAGTATGTTGCAGAATGTGTTGCGAACAAGTATAATGGTGAAATAGAATATATTCCATTTCCTGATCATTTAAAAGGTAAGTATCAAGATTATACTTGTGCAAATAACGAGTGGGGTGACTATAAATTTATGACCGTAGAGGATTACTTAAAATGAAAACAGTTTGGGTAAATGGTTGTTTTGATATCCTTCATCCAGGACATGTTGAATTATTTAAAGTAGCCAAATCCCTTGGCGATAGATTGATAGTTGGAATTGACACTGATGAAAAAGTAAAGAACGATAAAGGAAATTCTAGACCTATTAACCCATTATATTTTCGCAAGTCTATGCTAGAATCAATAAAGTATATTGATGTTGTTCTTTCATTTGGATCTAAAAGTGAACTTGAAGATCTTATTGAACTTTATTCTCCAGACATTTTGATGGTTGGTAGTGATTGGAAAAATGGCGAAGTTGTTGGTAGACAATTTGCTAAAGAGGTGAGGTTTTTTAATCGTATTGGTAATTATTCATCTACAAAAATTATTGAGAAAATTCATGAAGTATGTTGTTGACATTGATGGAACCATTTGTGATAAACCGGATGGAATGCATCATGATGGAGATTATTCTATCAGTGTTCCAATTCCAAATAGAATTGAGAAAATAAATAAATTGTATGATGAAGGGCACCAGATCATTTATCTAACTGCTAGAGGTATGGGTAGGTTTAAAAATTCTCGTCTTCTTGCACATAAAGAATTTTACGAACTAACCTATTCACAACTAATAAGTTGGGGTTGTAAGTTTCACGAACTTCATCTAGGAAAACCCGCTGGGGATTTTTATATTGACGATAAGGGCATTAACTCCAATGAATTTTTCAAATGATATTAAATTTGTTCCTAAAGGATGGGGATATGAAAAGTGGTTAGTTAATAATCAACTTTATTGTGGTAAGATCTTATTCTTTGTAAAAGGAAAAAAATGTTCTTGGCACTATCATAAAATAAAGGACGAAACTTTCTACATTCATAAAGGATCTATAAAAGTTTTTTATTCTTTTAGTGACGAATTGGAACTATCTGACGTTAAAGTGCTTTCAGTGGGAGATACTTTTCATGTTCCCCCTGGTCTGAGACATCAAATGTTTGCTCTTGAAGATACTGAATTGTTTGAATTTTCTACTCAACATTTTGACGAAGATAGTTATAGAATTGAAAAAGGTGATTGAATATGATAGGAATGAATAAACTGGGAACCAAGGGTAGACTTGGTAACCAGATGTTTCAGTATGCATCATTAGTTGGTATTGCAAAGAACATGGGATATGATCATTGTATCCCAGATCATTCTGATGCAAAATGGTTTCATAAACATGTTGGAGAAAACATCGTTACAGTAAATCATCATCTGCAACATTTATTTGAACTTAATCATCTCAATGGTAGATTTGGTTTAATTGATGGATATGAAGTTGACGTACATCAACATGAATTCTGTGAAGAACTATTCAATGAATGTCCAGATAATGCAAGTCTTCATGGTCACTTTGAGAGTTATAAGTATTTTGAAAATGCTGAAGATGAAGTAAAAAAAGATTTTGTTTTTAAAGAAGAGTATTTAGAAACTGCAAATGTATTTTATAAAAAACATAATATCTCTAATCCTGTTTGTTTGAACGTAAGAAGGGGAAAAGATTTCATTAGAGTTCAGGATTATCACGCAATTTGCACAGAAAAATATTATCTAGATTGTATTGAAAATCTGGGAAAAGATAGACAGTATATTGTTATTTCTGATGATATTGAATGGTGTAAGACTGTCTTTATTGGGAGTAATTTTGTATTTAATGATGAGGAAAGAATGGAGGACGAAAAGGCACATCATGATATGTGTCTAGGCGCTTCTTGTGATGATTTTATTATAGCCAACAGCACATTCTCTTGGTGGATGGCGTATCTTTCAAAGAATAAAAATAAGAAAGTTTATATTCCAGATCCTTGGTTTGGTCCTGCTTTAAGTCACCTAGATACGTCTGGATATTATTTTCCAGGAACAATAAAAGTTAATCGTGAGGTTGTTAAAATATAATGGACTTGACTTTTCTAATACCAACAAGAATAGAAACAGAAGATAGATTGAGGAATATAATATCCTCCGTTTCCTATCTATTAAGACATATTCCTGCAAAAGTTATAGTCAAAGAAGTTTCTAACAAAGAAACTTTTAAATTTAGGGCTATTCCTGAAATTAAAAAATATGCAAGTATTGATAATTTAACTTACTTATTTGAGGAGAGTAATGAACCTTTATTTTGTAAGAGCAAAGTTTTAAATGATTTGATTATCGCATCTGACACAAAAATAGTTGCAAATTATGATGCTGATTGTATTCTTCCTCTAGACTCCTACTTTGTTGCATATAATTTACTTGATAATGATCAAGCAGATGTGGTATATCCTTACGGCTGTGGGATTTACCAATGGAAATCAGAGTATAATATGGAAATATATGAAAAATTTGTAAACTCTTTAGATGTTTCTATTTTAGATTCAAACAAAACATTATCAAATTCTACTATTGGTTGGACTCAGTTTGTAAATCGACAAAAATATATTGATTCATATATGATGAATGAAAACTTTATATCGTGGGGGTGTGAAGATGATGAATTTTATTATCGTATGAGTATGCTTGGAAACAGAATATCCAGAGTAGATAATTATGTTTATCATTTGGAACATTCAAGGACACATAACTCTTGGTTTAGTAATCCAAATTTTGGCAATAACTGGCAATTGTGGAATACCATTAAGACATTTGACAGAAATCAATTAGTAAGTTATTATGAAAATCAGGATTATCTGAAAGTAAGAAAAGAGCAATTGAAATGATAGGATTTAATGCACTTGGACGAATGGGAAGATTCGCCAATCAGATGTTCCAATATGCTTCACTTAAAGGCATTGCTAGAAATACTGGAGTTGACTTTTGTATTCCAAATCATTCTCAATCCGTTGATGATGGTATTGGAAATAAACTTAGGACAGAACTATTTGATTCTTTTGATTTAAATGTAAACATTGGACTTTTAAATAATGGTCATGCGCCTTCAGTGAAAGAGAGGTTCTTTCATTTTGATGAAGAACTTTTTGCAATGTGTCCTGATCATGTCAGTTTGATTGGATATTTTCAATCTGAGAAATATTTTAAGCATATTGAGAATGAGATTCGTGAGGATTTTACGTTCAAAGATGAGATTCTAAATCCTTGCAAGGAAATGATAGAATCTGTTGATAACCCTATTGCGCTACATGTTCGTAGAACTGATTACTTAACTAATAGTGAAAATCATTTCAATTTGCCCCTTACTTATTATCAAGCAGCACTTAAGTATTTTGATAATGATCGAAATGTAATTGTTTTTTCTGATGATTCTGAGTGGTGTAAAGAGCAAGAAATATTTTCAGATGATCGATTTTTGATTTCTGAAAATATCGATAATAGAGTAGATCTCTGTTTAATGACTTTATGTAATGATTTTATAATTGCAAATTCTTCTTACTCTTGGTGGGGTGCTTGGCTTTCTACTAATAATGATAAAAAAGTTATTGCTCCAGTTCAATGGTTTGGAAAAACTGGATACACAAAAGATCACGATACTAAAGATTTAATTCCCGATGAATGGACAAGAATTATTGATGGACAAGAATAAGTCTGCATATAAATTAGAAGGTTTTCCTCATGTCTATTGGTTAAACCTTGACTCTGATACTCAAAGACGCGAGTACATGGAAAGTCAATTTAGGTATTGGGAAATAGGATCCAATACTAGGATTTCTGGGTACGATGCTAGGGAGGATGATGTTTCTTGCCATTTGAAAGGTAGAATACCCGATAACGTAAATCAAAATGAACTTGGATGTTGTCTCTCACATTTGAAAGCAATTAAGTATTTTTATGAAAACACCACAGATGATTATTGTATCATTGTGGAAGATGATGTGAACTTAGATATTGCAAAGTATTGGAATTTTTCTTGGAGAGAATTTTTTTCTCTACTTCCTTATGATTGGGATTGTGTTCAGTTAACGACTATTTGTACTGGAGACATTCATGTAAAATTACATTTGAAATTTATTAATGATTTTTCTGCAGCAATTTATTTGATTAGTAGACACCATGCTGCAAAAATAATCAAAAATCATATTCGTGGTGATAAGTATAAACTCGATAATGGTGTAAAACCAAGAGCAGTTTCTGAAGATGTTATTTTAGAAACAGGAAAAACCTATACTATACCTCTCTTTTTGTATAATTTGGATATGGGTTCTACTATTCACCCTGAGCACATAAATGTTTTTCATAAAGCACCTCATGATGCTCTATTACAATATTGGCAACAAAATGGTGCTAATATTAGCATTAAGGATCACATGAATTACGATCCTTATCTAGGCAGAATAACTGAGAACACCTCAGCCCAACAAAACTCTTGACAAGGTTAAAGGTTCGTAGTAAACTAAATAAGTACTTAAGAATTCTGTTGTAATTCTTAATAATCTAAATGTCGTTTAGTACTAAAACACTTTTATGAAACTCAAACAACTGATGCTTGCACCTGTTGCTCTGGGTATGGTTGCTCCTGTTGCTGCGAATGCCGCAGATCTCAATATGGCAGCAGTCAACCAATATGCCTCAGCAGAGCAGGTTACAAGCGTTACTCAATTCTCTGATGTCCAACCAACTGATTGGGCATATCAGGCACTCTCCAGTCTCGTAGAACGCTATGGTTGCGTTGCTGGTTATCCTAACGGCACCTTCCGTGGTGGTCGTGCAATGACCCGCTGGGAAGCAGCAGCACTTCTGAATGCCTGCCTGGATCGTGTGACTGAAGTTACTGATGAACTCAAGAAACTCCTTGAGATGTTTGCTGCAGAACTTGCAGTTCTCAAGGGTCGTGTAGATGGTCTGGAAGCACAAGTTTCTGAACTTGAAGCAACTCAGTTTTCCACCACAACCAAACTGCGTGGTGAAGCAAACTTCGTAATCGGTGGTGTTGATGATTACCAAACCAAAACTGGTGATATTACTCGCACTGCATTCAACTACGATCTGCGTCTGAACCTGGATACTTCGTTCACTGGTAAGGATCTGCTTCGCACTCGTCTGCGTTCTGCTAACTTCAGCAGCAATCCTTTCGGTTCCAGCTCGTCTATCTTTAAACTGGATAAAGCAGACAACACCACTGGTGATAGTGGCAATGAAGTTGTAATCGACCGTCTGTTCTATCAGTTCCCTGTGTTCAACGGTAGCACCACTCTTACTGCTGGTGCTCTGGTTCGTAACACTGAAATGGCTTGGATCCCGACTGCTTATAAGTCAAACATTCTTGATTTCTTCCAAGTAGCAGGTGCTCCTGGTGTTTATAACAAGGCAACTGGTTCTGGTTTCGGTATCCAGTATGGTAAGAAAGGTCTTGTTGCTGGTGTAAACTATGTGGCACAGAATGGTGCTGATAGTTCTACTGGTGAGCTTGATCGCTCTGGTGCTCTCAACACTCTGGCACAGATCGGTTATCGTGGTGACAACTATGGTGTTGCTTTCGGTTATCGTTATGGTACAGAAGGCACCCGTGTTCGCACTTACAACGGTCTGAATGGTGCTTCTGGCACTCTGGTTCCTGGTCAAACCTCTAACGGTTATGCTATCAACGCATACTGGGAACCCACCCAATCTGGTTGGGCACCTTCTATCTCAGCAGGTTATGGTTGGAATACTGTAAGTGGCACACAAAGTGATGCTACCAACAGTCAGTCCTGGTTTGCTGGTCTAACTTGGGATGATGTGTTTGTTGATGGTAACTCTGCTGGTGTTGCTATCGGTCAGGCACCTACTGGAGAAAATCTTGAGAAGTCCACTCTTCTTGAAATCTTCTACAAGTATCAAGTGTCTGATAACATCAGCGTCACTCCTGCTATCATCTATGGTAGTGACAACCAACGTCTTTCTGGTAACTC